TAGAGTTCAAGATTAGTCTTGAACACTTAAAATGGCGTAGGAATAAGATAATATCTCCAGAGTGTCAGGGTGACCTCAGTGTATTCCACCAGGAATATCCGACTACTGCAAGAGAAGCTTTTGTGGCTTCGGGACGTAGTGCATTCGACAGTGTAATATTAACTCAGATGTGGTTTAATGCAGACGAAAGAGAGAGAGAATCTCCACCTAAGAAATTTGAAGTACCTGTTAATGATTTTATATATAAGAATGGTGCTGAAAAGATGCGTTATTTTATGTCTAAGCATTCTGAGGGGGAACTAGCTGTGTTCAATCCTCCACAGGTTGAGAGGGAATATAGGATAGGTGTTGATGTATCGGAAGGTATCCTTAGTCAGAGTGGTGATTCAGATTATTCCGTTATAACAGTATTGGATGCAGAAACTTATGAGGAGTGTGCAACATGGTCAGCCAGGATAGACCCGGATCTTTTGGCCTGGGTTATTGCTACAATTGGCACATGGTATAATATGGCCCTTGTTGCGGTTGAAAATAACAATCACGGGTTACTGACCCTTAAATTCCTCTCATCAATACATACTTACGATAATTTGTATATAGAAAAAGCCCTTGATGAACGGGGTCAGAGACAGAAGAAGAGATTAGGGTTCAATACTAATATAAAAACAAGGAAGTTAATACTTGATTTGTTGCGTAGATTAATAAGAGAAAAACAGATTGAGATCTTTTCAAAGGCAACAGTTGATGAATTGCAGACTTTTGTTATTAATAAGGACGGAAAGGAAACTGCACAGCATGGATGTCATGATGATAGAGTGATGTCACTTGCGATTGCTGCATATATGTGCTATATGTACCCCCATGATCCCTCACCCACGTTACCCCTTCCTAAATCCCAACGAACTGAATTTTACGTAAAGAGTTAGTAAAGAATTCTTTATGTTGACGAACCAAATACATGTATATAAACTCCTTGATTAAGTATATATACAACCTTATAAGGAGATGAACATGGCGGAAGCTAAAAAGAAATCAGCCCCAGGAAATATCACAGTAATGAAAGCCCCGGAGGAGAAACAATTTTCATGGGATGATCTTACCCAGGAGGAACTAGAACAAGAGATGCAAAAGAGGTTAGAGGCAAAGAGAAAAGCAGCCGAATAATAATACTATAAAAAAGAGTAAAGCTTAATGGCAGAGATAAAAGCTGAGAGTAACCACTATATAACAGAGGATTCAGAAGAGAATAAGGGATTGATACCAGATTCCCTTGGTCTGATTGTTCAAGAGTTATATCAACGTGGTGCTTCTGATTCAGATCGGAAAACACGGGAAGAAATCTGGGAATCAGGATGGCATGCAATGAGGGGGGAGTTCCCTGATACTACATCTAAAGCTGTTGATGTAGCAAAAGAGAGGGGGATATACGTTAATCTTACCAAAAGAAAAGTCCATGAAGCTAGGACAAAACTTTTATCTTCCACTCTCCAGCAGGGCAAAATCCCTTTTAAATTATCCCCATCCAGAAGACCACGATTCGTTTCTCCAGATCTACTTGAAGCACCAGAACCATATGATGAAGCTACTAACAGGGCAAAGAACTGTGAGCAGAAAATCAGGGATATCCTTGATGAGACTTTTTATGAAGATACATTAAGTAAAGCTATTAATGAAATGACCCTGTATGGGACAGGGGTTACCAAGTCTATAGTATTAAAGAAGATTGACTATCCTCTTTATCATACGATTCGTCAAGATCCAATGTTGGAGATGATAGAGGAGGCAGTAGAGTCTGAGATGGTTCCTCATGTTGAGTGGATATCAATCTGGGATATGTTCCCATCTCCTGGTGCAACATCTAAATTAGATCTTGACTGGGTAATACAAAGAAGGTATCTGTCTGCACAGGAACTGAGGATGATGGCTATTAAAAGTAATGGAGCCATTGATCCATTGTTGGTTGAAAGCTGTATTGAGACAGGTGAAGGCCAGACAACTGCTGATACTGGTGGAATATCACCACGTAGATTCCATCAGGGTATAGAGCAGACAAAGAATTTTACGATACTGGAGCTTTGGCATAAGGGATTAGGCAGGGAAGATATTGAACCTTATATGGATATTCCTCCTAAGCAGGAAGGTGAACCAATTCATATGCCTGTAGTCATTACAGTCCTTGGTTCTAAGGTTTTGCGTGCAATGCCGAATCCGTTTGATGGTCGGTTGCCATATGACTTTTGTTATTGGCAGGAGCAGGAAGATAGTATCTGGGGTGGTGGTATATATGATGCTATTCGTGATGACCAGGATATGATGAATTTCGTCTACGGCATGATCGTAGAGGGAAAAACAATGGCATCTCTTCCAATGGTTGCACTTAACCCAAATGCCTTTGATGCTAACAGTGATGATTTTTACCAGATGTATGCTGGTAAAATATGGCGGCTTAAGGCTGGTGAAAGTGTTAATGATGCGTTTAAATCCATAACTATACCAGATGTTACTACTGGTCTGGTAGATTTGCTTAAGATTATTGAGCGTAACACAGATCTATCATCAGGTCAGGTTCCTATTGGAATGGGAGCAGGTGCACAGTACCAGACTAAGACTGCAACAGGAATGCAGATCCTGAATGAGAATGCCAATAAGCTTACTTCAGGAGTGGTGCGGTCACTTAATAATATGATTACTGCAAATGTCCAAGCTATCTATCATTGGTTGATGGCTGATTCAGAGGACGTTGGAATTAAAGGTGATTTCCTTTGTCTTGCCAAGAGCTTTGATACGTTCATGGCAAGGGAAGTAACGATTCAGCAGGTGCTTCAATTAATACAAGTAGTTGGTCAAGTCCCTGAAATGAGGGATAGATTTAATTTTGAGAAACTTGCAGTACCTTTAAAGGCAGGATTAGGATTAGAGATTGAAGGACTTATTAAGTCTGAGCAGGAATTAGTTCAGGAAGGACAGCAAATGCAAGCTCAGGCCGAGCAGCAACAACAGGAAGCTGCAAGGATGGAGGCAGAGATATATGAATCAAAAGCAATAATTGATGAGAAGAAAGCAGTTGCGGCAGATATTCGTAAGGGGATGATACAGGAAAGATTGGCAAAAATAAAAGAAGGTGATCAATTAGTAACAGAAGATTTGGAAGATCTGCTTAAGGATACATCAATACTAATACTTGAACAAATGCAATTAGCGGAACAAGAAAATGTTCGACTTCAAGAAGAAGAACAACAGCAACAACTACAGGCTGCAGCAGAACAACAGCAGGCTGGACAAGGAGAAGCTGGACTACCTAATGAGTCTTCAGGACGACCCGAGGTGGAAGCAGCTCTCTGACATTTTACTGGCTAGACTTAAACGGAAAGAGGATAGACTCTCAGAGAAGCCCCTCTATGACGAAAAGGATGTAGCCTCCTTTAATATGCTCATTGGAGAGATCAGAGAAATCAAGAATTTCCTTGACCTTGATCGTTTGATCCGTGAGACATTAACCCATAATGATGAGTGACCTATGCTAGAAGCACCTCCCGTTGGAGAAATGCCTGAGCAAGAGCCAACAAATACAGGGGCAGATGAAGAAGTAGCTGAGTTAAGAAAGAAATTAGCTGCAGTTACTAAAAGCTATGATGATATTCGACCTCATGCTGATCGTGCATACAGTGCACAGCAGAAGAAAGAGAGCGAGAATCAAGAGCTGAGAGCTAGGCTTGCGGTGATAGAACGTGAGAACGAACTAAATACCCAGGCCCAAATGAGTAAAGATGAGGATGAATTGTCGGAAGATGATTTACGAGTGATCGAAGATTTCCCTGAAGTAATGAGAACTTCAGAAAGACTTGCAGATCGGATTGTAAAGAAGCAGATGGCATCATTCAAGTCACAACAACAAGAATCGTTTGATGACAAGGTAAGTCGGTTTGTTGAGGAAAAATATGATGAGCCTATTAATGAATTGAACAAGAAGTTTGATTCAATATCAAGGCAAACATATTTTGATGGACATCTTGGACATGGTGTTTGGCCTGCAATTGAGGACGACCAGTCTTTTATAGACTGGGTTAATAAGGATTCAATGTATAGGACAGCCATGACTCAGGGTGATAATGAGGCAAAAGTACAGGTTATTAGAATGTATATGGAACTTCAGGGAAGTGGTGGGCAGATGTACCAAGGTCAAGATCAACAAGACCTTAGAAGACATCAGGCTTCACAACTGATGGGAGGATCTCAGTCTCAATCCACGACAACAGATCGGACTCAAGGCTTAACTGGCGAAGCATTATTTGATGCAATAGACGGCTAAGTTTTTAGTATCTTGTCCTCTTACTTATAATTTTAAATCTTTAATAGGACAAGACAATGGCTACAAATTGGACAACTGTGGGAACTGCCGCCAATAGAGGTGCTACGGGACAGGTAACTGTTGCAGGAACCATGAAATATGGCTCTCTGGATGAAACGGAGGCCATTAAAATACAAAAAAAGTTTCTGTCCATTGCAAAGCGAAACATGATATTTGCTCGTTTTGCACAGAAAGAAACTAAGGAACGACAAGGCGGGCTTGAGGTTCGTTGGAAGCGGTTTGAGAAGTTTAGTCTCCCGTTAGTTCCGTTGGCTGAGGGCGTTAAGCCTCCTGCCGACAGTTTGCTGCAAACCATCATAAAGGTAAAGTTGAACCAGTTTGGTTCATACGTTGCCACAACTGATGTTCTTGTAGCAGCAGCACAAGATCCAATCATTCAGCAGATTACTGAACGTCAATCAATTCAGGCTGCAGAATTAATGGATTTTCTCACCTATTTACACGCACGTTCTGGTACTCAGGCAACTTATGCCGGGGGTACTACAAGAGCGACTGTTGCAAAAACACTTGGCAACACTGTTGGCGTGAATGCTTCATCTCAAACAGCAGATACAAATCTTCTCGATGTTGCAGTGCGTACACTGGAATATCAGGAGGCTCGTAAAATTGCTAATCAGATGACTCCATCTCCTAAATATAATACTGAACCAGTACCTGAAGCATATGTTGCTGTAGGTCATACTGATCTTCGTAAGGATATTGAAGGGCTTCCCGGATTTATTCCTTATCAGAAGTACAGTAACAATGGTCAGCAAATGTTGCCGGGAGAAATTGGGGCAGTAGGTGTGATTCGTTTTATTCTTACAACCCAAGCAGCACCAATCGGGAAAGATCCGGCTGGTACTGAATACAAAAACTTGAACATAGCACTAACACAGGCTGCAGCTTATACCCCTGGTCATACCGGACAATCGTTTGGTTCGACTGCAGGTACTGTTGCTGATGCTGGTGTCGGGGATTATGGAGTAACAGGATCAGTTCAGTTTCCTGGTGCTGTACATGGTGGTAATACTACTATGGTATTAACCGATTCGGGTACTAAGTTTCAGGTTTATCCTGTAATTATATTTTCTGCAGAAGCTTTAGGGTGTGTAACACTCTCTGGCTATGATGCAGTTGTACCTAAGGTTGTGATGCCACAACCTGCAGTAACTGATCCATTGGGTCAGTCTGGTTCAGTGGGCTGGAAAAGCTGGTATGCTTGCCAGATCCTGAACGAAGACTGGATCTATAGGATCGAGTGTGGATGTTCTCTCTTAACTTAAGAGTATGAATGCCTAAAGGGTTTCAGGGGTGGGAACCACCTGCCCCTGTTGCTGAGCAGTTGTTTGAAAGTTCTATTATGGAGATTACATCTGATAGTCTCACTAATGAAGAACTTCCTATTACGAATGCTCGGTTTGATCATCGTATTTATCCGAAGGCACTGCCGGAGAGGATCTCTGTTGTTATGACAGAACCATTCCTGGGCATAAATGTAAAGATTTGTGTTGGCAGGGTTAATCAGGCTAAAGAAGATGAGTTATATTTAAACTGGACAGAGCTGCCGGATGTTCCTTATTCCTTTCAGCAAAAGCCAGAATCTATTTTTATTCCACCAGACGAATCAAATAATATAATTCGTCTAAGTTTCAGGCTACGTGGAGATGATCCTCCTAAGTCTGGACGAATCCTTTTCTTTATAAAACACAGGTTAATATGGCAGTAGCAGGCGGAATGATAGCACCGGGCGAATATGGATCAACACTTAATAATCCAATGTATGATTCAGGTCGTAAGAAGACAATATCAGTACATCATCAATTTGGACAGGATGTAGCTACAGAAGTTGGGAAAGATCTTAAAGTTCCTGAAGGCTGGGGTTGTGTAATTATTGGGTATGGTGATGACCCATCACAAATGGGGCCAGTAACAGTAACACATGGTGACTGGGTACTGAGATTCCCAAGGAATTCCAGGCGTGCAATTCCTCCTGGGCATTTTGATATATTAATGAATTGTGTTGAGAGACGTTATATTCAACCTAGTGAAGGAGCACCTCTTACAGGATATGATGCAAATAGATATAATGTTCAGGTTCTTAAGTTTCCGAAAGAATCTACTCTTAATCAGGAGCAGATAGAGGCTGATATGCATGAGGTAGAAGTTGCATGATAGAGTTACTCGATATTAGATCACGAGTAGTAAATGTCCTACAGGATACTGACTTTGTAAGATGGACAAAGACTGAGCTGAATAATTATATTCATGATTCTCTTCTTGATCTTATAAGAACTATTAGATTACCTGTAGCAGAATCAAGTGTTGAAATCAGTCCTACTACATACTTGATCCCTCTTCCAACTGGGTTAATGGATATCAGTGGTGGGTCTATAGCAGGTCGTGAGTTACCTGTTGTTACTACATCAGAGATGAAAAGAATGCATTCTGAAGGTAATTTACCTGTTGTAATTAAGGATGGGGAATATTCTATTACTCAGATATTCGGGAACTCCTTATGGTCATCCAGTGAAGACTGGAGAGCAACTTCAGGTAAAACACAAGCTTTAGTCTTAGATCAGAAATCGTCAGAGACAATAAGAGTGTGGCCTATCCCATCAGAGGATTTAACCTTGTTGCTTGCCGGGACATTAAGACCAACAAGAATGAGTGATGAAGTACCTTTTAATTATATTGATGCTAGTGATCCAGATAATTTGGTAACTAGGAATATAATAACTTCTCTTAATGGTTGGGTTACGGAAGCTACTCTCACTGATGATGCTGGTCAAAGTCTCATATTAAATGAAACAGATAAAACAATATCATTAGGTGATAATGTTTTTTCTGTAGATGATTCTAATTACCAGACTACTTGTGCTATTGATGCAGTATGGGTAGACACCTTAACATTTGGCACTTTAGAAAGAGCATATCTTAAGGAGCATGATCTACGTAATGTAGAAAAAAGTGAGTACTTTAGGAAGAAGAAGATGGGAATGATTGCAGATGCCGATAGAGTTGAACCTTTAAACCCAGCCAGTATAGCAGGTGGGGTGAATTTTAACAGATTAGTTGTGAGGAGATAATGGGTGTAGCTATTAAACTCAGGAAAGGTACTGAAACAGAACATGCAACATTTGAAGGTGAGGCTGCAGAAGTTACTGTACAGACAAATACAACAGGACTTCCCTGGAGTCTTCGTGTACATGATGGAGATAATGTACCTGGTTATTGGGTTGCTGGAGTAGACGATGTAGCTACTCTTACCAATAAGACATTAACAAATGTGGTACTTGATGGAACAATTAAAGACACTTCAGGAAATCTTCTTGGTACTGTGGTAGGTGGTAAGATTGTGTTGGGGACAGGTGCTATCACATTAGATGAACCAGATATAATAGATCAGGGTACTACAAAAGATTTAGAAGCAATGATTGCTCGTGTAGCAAGGAAAACTCAGATGATATTAGGAGATTAAAGGTTTACAGGTTTATGATTGTGCCTGTCACAAAAACAATCAGACACACAAACACACACAGAAAGGACATATCATGTCTTCAAATCCATTCGAACTACGTTTCAAGATTCTTGAAATGGCACAGGGCTATCTTCAAGAACAGGTACAACGCAACCAGGATTATTTCTCACTAGCTTGGGAATTAGCCCAGGGGCAGGGAGAAGCAAATAAGGAGCTTTGGAACGAGCTTCAGCCCGATTCTTATACCATTGAGGATATTAAGAAAAAGGCGGCTGAGTTGTATGAATTCGTAGAAACGAAGTAATACATTGTGTTAGGGTTGCTCTTAAACAAAGCAACCCTTTTGATTAAACATTTAGGAGATTTATATGGCAGAAAGATACAGAAGGTATGCATTCAATGTTCCAGCTAATACTGAGACAACTATATTTACAGCACCAGATGATGGGGTAGCTCCTGCTGGTGCAGCCGATTCAGTTATAATTGGTTTCTTTGTAGCAGCAACTACCTCAACTGCAGGGACATTAACTGTTAGCTTAACAAATTATTATGATGCTACAGTTGTTAAGTTGGCAGATACAATACCATTACCAGCAGATACTTCGGTAGATCTTATGCCTGGTAAAATGGTTTTACAGCATGCATTAAATAATGCAGGTACTCCTGCATTAACAGGAGATATTATAAAGGTTACTGCAACACAGGCAGTCTCTGTAATTTTATCAATGGTAGAAAGAGTATAAATTATGAGTAGTAGTAAGTCTCCAGTATATATTGGTGCAGGTAGTTCTGATTTAGCTGTTAGTTCAGCATTAGCTATTATTAATAATGTTGAACAAATAGCCAATCATATAGTTACTGTAGAAAGATTTGCTCAACTGACTGGTTCAACAGTAATTAATGAAGATACTAATGTAGATACAAACCTGTATTCAGCATTGGAATATGCTCAAGGAACA